GGTGCTTCTCTCAAGATTGGCGGAGGCGGTCGGAATTTCAAAGCCCAGAGCGCACAATCTTATGCTCCGGAAGTATGGGCAGAACCTTGTGATTGATTCACAGATAGCCTTTCTGGTGATACCGGATACTGAGGAAGCAGAAGAGACTGCACTGGAGGCTGAGAGCTTCCACATCCGGCCAACTTCACAGGTTAAGCAGGGCAAGGATGGAAAGATGTACAGAACATACACTGTCCTGGCAGGATCCAGTACCTATGACACAAAGGAAATGAGCGAACTGATAAACGGACTGGTTAGTGAATGCAAGGAGCAGGGAATAGAAACCCTGACCCCGGATGAACTGGCCCGGATGATGAAAGACTATGAAGAGAACCACAAAAAGAAAACTGTTTAGTGTGCTGACCGATGATCTGGAGCATTGCATTATTACCGGTAATACAGAAGTGGCAATACATCACGTATTTAATGGCCCGAACCGGAACTTATCGGAGGATTACGGTTTTATTGTTCCGCTCCGGCCAGATTGGCACAATATGATGCCGTACAGTGTGCATATGGACCAACAGTTTGATGAGAGCCTGAAGCGGAAGGCTCAGACCTATTACGAGGAGCATATTGGCACCAGAGAGCAGTTCATTGCCGAGTTTGGCAAGAGTTATTTATAACGGTACAACAGCCGCAGGGCTAGTACATAGTAACCCGTAGACAGCATCCTGGCACGCCTTACCGTGTTATATATTACCGAACCTTTACAGGATGCCATTGGTTTACCGGGAGGGAGACCGACCCTCCCGCTCCGGAAGGAGGAAGCAAGTTGGCAAAGAAATTAACGGAAATGGAAATCTTTACCAGTGCTTTATACAACGCGCTGGGAGTGGGGCATAAGAACGCACAGACTCGCGGGGAACTCTGCAGGCGTCTCAGATGCAGCGATCGGATGCTCCGGAAGGGAATAGAGATTCTGCGGCTTGATTACGCAATTCTGAGCCGCGACGATGGCAAGGGATACTATTTGCCAGAGACAACGGATGCGGGGCGTGCAGATGCCCGGAGATGGGCGAGAAGACAGGATCGCCGGGTAGAAGCAATTCGCGCAGCACAGGCGGGAGCACTTAAATTTGCGACGCCCAGAAGAGAACCTAAAGGTGTATATGGACAGCTCAGTATGTTCAGAGATGGAGGATAAGCAGGATGGGGAAGATGCAGAGAGAAAAAGGAAAACGCGGAGAGCGTGAGCTTGCTGGCATCCTGCGGGACTATGGATACAACTGCCGCCGGGGTCAGCAGTATTGCGGGACTTCCGGCGATGCGGACGTGATCGGGCTGCCGAATGTACATATCGAAGTAAAACGAGTGGAAGACCTGAGACTTCGGAAAGCGCTGCAACAGTCCTCCAGGGACGCCAGGGCGGGCGAGATTCCGGTCGTGATGCATCGCAGGAACCGGGAACCCTGGAAGGTATCCATGTGGATGGAGAACTTCCGCAAGATTTATTCGGATGATGTTTTTGACGATTTAAAGCCATGCATTCGGGGTGGCATTGTGACCCTGCTGCTGGATGCGTGGATCTGCTACTACAGGGACTGGCAGGCAGGAAAGGAGATGGGCTTAGATGGCAGATAAAAAAAGTTTTGTAATGTATGAGAGCTGGGGAGCAGCCATTGAAAAAATGAATAATGAGCAGGCTGGCGAACTCATCAAAGCTATCTATGCCTTTCAGAAGAATCCGGACGTAGTACCGGAGGATCCTGCTATTGCATTCGTATTCGAGATTATCAAACAGAAGCTCGAAGAAGACAATAAGCGCTATGAAGAAGTGTGTGCTGCCAGATCCGAAGCAGGGAAGAAAGGCGGAAGACCAAAAGCAAATGCTTCTGATAAAAAGCAAATGGTTTCTGAGGAAAGCAAAAAAAGCAAATGCTTTTCTGAAAAAGCAAAAAAAGCTGATAATGATAATGAGTATGATAATGATTTAAAAGAAAACACCCTAGAGGGTGTAAAAGAAAAGCGCTTCGCGCCGCCCACCCTGGAGAATGTGAGTGAATATTGCCGGGAAATGGGTTATACGAACGTGGATGCAGCACGCTTTATTGACTTTTACACCAGTAACGGCTGGATGGTCGGTAAGAATCGCATGAAGGACTGGAAAGCAGCGGTTAGAAATTGGGACAGGAGAGAAAAGAATCCGCAGAGGCAGGATGGGGCCGCCGAAGTCTCCAAGAAGAACCGCTTTCACAACCTGGAAGAGCATGGTTACGACTACGATGCGATGGTGTGGGGCATGGTGGGCGCAGCGGCGCAGGGCGAGGCTGGAAGCGCTGTGGAACCCGGTACGGGATGAAGGGAGTTAGAGGACGATGAAAAGCATGGATGAACGGTATGCGCTTATCCGTAAGGCACTCACTGGTGGCAAAAAGATGCTGCTCCAGAAGATTGCAGCTGCAATCGATGAGGATAAATCGAGAACAAGAACGGCGCTGGAGAGAATGTGTGAGCTCGGGCAGGTCTACCGGGAGGGCGGCGGACTGCGTGGAATTAAAGCAGTCTATTTTCTGGCACCAGTGCTGGAAGTACAGACAGAAAGTCAGGACAAGGCAGAAGTATCGACAGAACCAGAATGCCAGGCTAAAAAGAAAAACCCAGATGCCGCGGGCGGAATCTGGGCGAGCGACATCGACAAGATGAGAGAGCGGGTGCAGGTAGGCGATACGGTCACAGTCCAGGTGTCGGACACGATCGAGAAATCGCTGACATTGCACCGCAAGGTGAAAGTGATCAGCAAGCACCGGCATCTGGTGCGGGTTACTGGCGGGCACAGTATTACATACGCGGATTTGGTAATGTTTGACCGCGGAGTCGAGCCAGACTGGCGGTAAAAGGAGGTCAGAACGATGATGATTGAGAAAATCGGTACGCCTGCCATGCTGGAGCAGATGGCAGAAGAAGCAGCGGAGCTGGCACAGGCGGCGCTTAAGCTGGCGCGGGTGTTAAGAGCGGAAAATCCGACGCCTGTGACACTAGAAGAGGCAAAAATGAATCTGACGGCGGAATTTACAGATGTGCAGCACTGCGCCGGAGAATTAAAACTGGAAACTGACTGGCGGCAGATTGACGCGAAAAACCGACGTTTTAAACAGCGCATGGATGAGATAGTGCTGAATAAGGAGAGAGCCCGGATCCGCGATGAAATCCTCGAGGAAGTGAAAGAGATGGGCGGTTGCGATGCATCGGATGAGTTCTCGAAAGGCTTTGATGCTGCGTGTGATGTGATCGCGGAAAAAGTTGCAGGAAGGTAGGTCATAGAATGAAAAAAATCGAAGATATATTAAACAGCGAGCGGATTTGGGGGCACACCATCGTATTTCCGGTTCATAGCGCATGGATCAAACTTCCTGATTGTGGGACGTGCAGTGTGATATGGAGTGAAAACGAGGACGGAATGGAGCATGTATCCGTGTCTCCGAAGAAAAAGTTCAGAGTTCCCACTTGGGACGATATGTGCGTGCTGAAAGACGTCTTTTTCGAAGATGAGGAAGAAGCCTATCAGATCCATCCGAAAAAGAGTGAATATGTCAATGCTGTGGAGAACTGCCTGCATCTTTGGAAGCCGAAGGGGCATGAAATCAATGAGTTAATAAGCAAGGGGGAAGTATGAGCGAAAAATGCAATAGAGCGTGCTGGAACTGCTGGTATGATGAGTTTTGCGACTGGCATCCGGCGGGGGATGAAGATGCGTGCGAGGAGTACATAGCAGATGAAGAGGGTTAAGTGGCTAGATAAAGAGTGTAATAGCTGTGGTGCGCGCCTGAATAGCTGGGATGCCAGAATATCCAAGACACTGGCGTACAAATACCCATGTTGCGAAAAGTGCATCGCAAAAGAATATGACAAGACGCCGGGGGAGCTGCGGGAGCAAATGGAAAA